AGCCACAGTTCACGAGTGCCAAGGGCGTCGATCTGAATATTCGGTCATTCATGGTCTGGGGCGAGCGTTGAGCGGAGATTTGCGCTGGCTCGGGCAAGCAGACCAAGCTGCACATTGCGCCGTGGGTTTCACGCGCGCGCGCAAAAAGACGATTTTCGTTGTTGAGGGAACGGCCGCTTTGACGCATTTCCGCTGGTTTGATGATACCAGCGTCAATGGTGCATTACCAAACACAGTGATCATGGGGGGCACGTCCTGGGACTTTTGTGATGTACGAGCCGAAAATGAATCTGTCTGGTTACATGTTCATGAACCTATGTTGATTGAGTCCCACCTCAACGAGATACCACTCACAGACCCAGTCACGATAGCAACTGTGTTCACAAGCGATGGCGAGCCTTTGTCTACTTCGGAGATTCGTACAAATGTTGAATTAGTTTCCGGTGTGAGTTTTAGAGACGAAAATATAGCACACTCAGACAAATTTGATCACTACACGTTTCAGCCTCGAGATGTACCCGGTGCAGATCAAGTCCAGGCATTAACGCGTAGCGTGCCGAATGTTCACGCACGAGCTCAAGACTACATTGATGCTGAGAAGATAGTTGAGTGGCTATTCGAGGAAGTCATAGACAAGAAACTTTTCTTTGCTCACATCAATAATTCCAGGAGGGCAGCCATAACCAGGCAGTCACGACAACAAGCGATTGATGGTGCGTATGCAAACTATGAAACTGCAGCATCAACTTTATCCTTCGCGTTCCTGAAACCGGAGTTTGCGAAAAAACCATCAGAGATGACGAATGGCCCATCCGAACTCAAAGCACAAGGAGTGGTCTCGGCAAGTGATTTGCAGCAAGCCATTTTTGCAGATACTTGTGACGCACTCACTCACGCATGGGCAAGAGCCATGCAGAAGGGCAAGTTGTCTCCGGTAGGTTTGCGGGAAGAAGAAGTGGAAGATTTCCTCAGCACGTTTGATAATACAGTGGAGTTGGATATCGAGAAACAGGATTCGTCACACAAACCAGTACATGTGATTGTTGCTTCCATCTTCTTGGAATTTGCAGCAGACAAACAAGGTTTAGGAGCACTCGCCAAAGAAATCCGTGATGAAAGGCACGTGCGGATGATGGGTTCACCCTTCAAATTCGTGCTTAACAAAGCACTCGCATCTGGGGATCCATGGACGTTAATTATCAACAAAATCATGGCTTACAGTTCTCTCATCAGCGTTGCAAGACTGAAGGATGTGCGCATATGCCAGAGTGGCGATGACGTAACCATGGATCGCATGCCAGAGTGGAGAGGTCAAGGGATCACTGCCCAAGTCATGGCTAATGTTGGATTAACTTGGAAGATTGAGGAACGTGAACAACGAAAGACAGGTGTGACATTCATCAGTCGGGCTGTGTTGCCTCACCGTACCGTCGTTTATAAGGCTTTGCGTACGATATTGAAGTACGCATACCGTAAGCGTAACCAAATCCAACATGCAGGCATTCAAGCTGATGCCAAGCGTATCGAGGCTCTAGGGGCTCGACACGGGCTACAGGCTTATGCCGAAGCAAGATGCCAAGTGTGGGGTGGAGACCCTGTTGTTGTTTTCGACCTATGGACGCGAGCGCTTGCAATTGCAAATTCACTATTTGATGTTCTGCCTGTGGAGTTGAGGTCTGAGGAACCACGTCAATACACAGTGAGAGAACGCAATGGCGGTTGTTTTGGTTATGCACTGGCCAACTGCGTGCACACAAATGTGGCAGCCATCAATGCCATCGCTTCATACAGAGGCCCGGTTTCCCGCACGTTAGCCTTGCGTGTTTGCCGTGATAATAAAGTGCCTTTGATCATCATGAATGAGCATTTTGCTAAGCGTTCGCGCAAGAGACTGATTGATGAGATGGATAGAAGGAAAATTTCCAGATCCTTTGTTGTCGTGTATGAAGATCATGCTGTTGCTGTGGTGCCAAACACAATAACATTGCATGGTGCTTTCGGCAAACGGACAATAACTTGGAAGAACACGTACTCCAAAGATGTTGAAATTACAGAGTTTGAATAAATTAATACTTTTCTCCAGCTATCGAGTATAAATTTAGCCGTCTTATTGTACGAGACCAAATACATAGCCTCTGAGTAGGAATGCAGCGAACCCGACGAAACATCGAGAGATAAGTCGCGTAGCCTGAGCAGCACTGCATTAGTCCAAAAACCAGCCGATTAGGCCACTCATGCTTTTCTATAGGTTAGTCACTTAGGTGGCGAGACATGGTCGGCCAATCGGGAGTAATCCCCACTGGCATCGCGAAGTTGAGAAATCAATGAGGCGAGGCGAATGTTCATCCAAACCTCTTTTCTGGATGACATATCGGCCCGAGAGGACGGATGCGCATGTCGGTCAATTTCCGGACTTAATTGTCAATTGGCTTAAGGAGCAAACACCCTGCTTTAATGTTGGTTTGGTACCTAACACACGAACTCCATCGTGAGCAGTCAGCTTACTACAATTCAGTACCATTGCGATGTCAAGTGAAAGCATTGCACATACAATTCGAAACATCCTTGAACAGTGCAACTCAACGACAATCTCAATTGGCCATACTGAGGGTCATTTCCTTTCTTCCAAACAATTTGCTGTGCTCGAAGAGTGTGTTGACACTTTGGAGAGTCTAGAATCAGTGGCTGGCATTGACACACCATCGTCTAGTGCGATAACCCAGGCTTCTACTGAGGAGGACGGGGTTCGTGCACGCAGATTGCAACTTGCTCGCGAGATCAAACAGAAGCAGATACAACTCACTGCTGCGTCTCCTGGTAATCGCTCACAGATTAATCTCGATATAGGCAAGTTGTTGTCTGAGAGGGCAAAACTTGATAAACTTATTAAGCAATTTGATACCGCAACAATTGTTTGATATGCCTTCTCTTACGTCTACCCGATTGATCGCTGAGTACGGGTCAGATCAAGATTATAAATTTGCTGGAGCAATTCAAGTGAAGACTGCCACGACATTGACCACTACATTTGGCGCGGTGATGCGTTACGAACCCTGGACTAATGCTGGAGCAAAGGAGTTGCTCAAGCACCATCCAATTGGCGTATGGAAGGAACTTTCCGTTCGCCTTGCACCACGTCCCGGTATTTATGGACGGATGTGCACATTTTATGGTGGATGGGCGGCGGCAGGCGTGGTTACGCCAACTACGGCGGAGGAAATGGTAGCGTTGCACGGCGCTATCGATGTCACATACGGTGGTACTGGTGACCCAGGCACCGTCAAAGTCCAAATTCCTTGTGAGTTTGATGACACAATGAAAGACTTGTTAAAAGGTCCGGACAATGACAATTCTCGTCCTGTTTTCTTTTATGCTTTCACCGAAACCGATGTCGTTGACAAACCCGCAAATTCCGATCGTTTTATGCTGACCTTCAAGGGGAAATATACTCTTCACGGGCGCTATTAGGTGAAACCATGGCGCCGAGTTTCTTTTTGTCTCGTTTTGGTTTGTCACTAGCAAAGTTTGTCGATGACGATTCTGTGGAGATCCTGCCTATGGCAGATCCACCTAAATCCAAGAAAACTCCAAAAATATCTCCTTATGGTTTTGAAATTTTACCGACTGCATTACCTGAACATTCCCTTGCTGGTCAACGCGTTTTTGTTTGTGTTGAGGGGGATGCGGACAACCCCAGCTCTGGTTGGGTCAACATTGAAATTGATGACGATGGAGACCCAAGTGTTGATTTATTGATTGAGGATGAAACTTGGTTACACAAAAAGATGTATTTCAAGTGTCGTGCAGAATTAACTGAGATTCCACGAGCTGTGAAAGCCATTGATAAGGATGATGATCTCATCATAGATGTTACTGGTTTCGTGCAATTACAGATCAAGCTTGGGACTCTCATGCAGCTTTTGGAGGTGCCTGAGAATGTTCCCAGTACTTGGTATCATCACAAGTTCCATTGTGATGCCAATGGGAAGGTTCGTTTCCGGAATGGCTCTTCCTGGGTTGACATGCCCTTTCCAGTTGACTCGGAAATGAAAGAAGGGTTCTATTCTTTTATTTGATTTATTTCTTATTCATAGGTGTTATGCTATCACCTTTTGTTAAATAGCCAGCAGTTTAGCGATAAGCGTTTGCTGTGGGATAGTGTTGTGCCACTTAGAGCACATTGGTAATAATACTCTCGATTACACGCAGAGAGCGGCC